CCCGTGCTTCCAACTGCTCCGGTTATACCAGTATCCCCTTGCGAACCAGTTACGCCCGTACTTCCGGCATCCCCAGTTACACCCGTGCTTCCAACTGCTCCGGTTATACCAGTATCCCCTTGCGAACCAGTTACGCCCGTACTTCCGGCATCCCCAGTTACACCCGTGCTTCCAACTGCTCCGGTTATACCAGTATCCCCTTGGGCAACAGCACTACCAGAAATACCAGTATCTCCTTGGTCTCCTTGTACGCCAGTAGAACCAGAAATTCCCGTGTCCCCTTGTACTGTACTAGCCGCACCAGTGTCACCAACACCAGTATCGCCCTGTACGCCCGTTGAACCACTTACGCCAGTAGCCCCAACCGCGCCAGTATCACCAACTCCGCCGCCACCAAATATAATAGCCATATTTCACCTCCTACTTTAAATACATGAAATTTACGCCATCATTTGATGTTGCGGCGTCAACATAAAAATTGTGCAAGTCCAGTTTGTACCCAATTGGGCAGTCTATTACGGCAGGCCCGCCTCCAGCAGATAAAATAATTTGTTGAGAACTTGTTTTGTTAACTATTGAACTTCCAAAATAAATATCTCCAGAATTTGTGGGTTTGGGCCACACGGTTAAACTAATGGCATACGTAGCGATTGAAACCAGTGGCTCGGCTGTTCCGCTTGATGCTACCGATTGAGTACCATACGTGGGAGAAATGCGAATGGCGTTTGCCACAGGCTGGTCAATGGCTACATTTCCAATATTGATGCTTCCTGGGTCTACCGTAATCTCAACCGGAAGAGCATATGTGATTAATGTTAAATCTTTCTGAATAATATACCATTTTGCGTCTTCAAGAGAAAAAATTGTTCCACCAACAATGCTTGCTCCAGAAATCGTGGTTCCCGTTAAATCACCGGTATTATCTGTATAAACATACGTTGGCTGATTCAATTTACCAACAAAAACTAAATCTGACATTTATGCCTCCTGCCCTCTTCGGGAAAAACAGAACGTTTATATTTAAATTTATAAACTTTTATAAAATAAAAAGAACCTCTTTTCGAGGTTCTTTTCTACTCGTTTTTTGTTATTATCAAAATAATTCTTCAATGAGTATTTCTTCTATTCTATCAAATTCCCAATATGGAATTATTAATAAAGGAATATTGTTTTCTTTGCAATAATTAATTTTTATTTCATCTAATTTTTTACGTTTAATAAAACTTTCTTTCTTGTCTTTTCCAAAAAAACCATTATTAACTTCGTGATAATGCTGTTTTCCGTTATATTCTATACACAAGTGCAAGCGGGGAATATAAAAATCAAAAGGAAGAGTAAAAATATTTTTACAATCGGGAAATCTATGTTGAGGTAAATAACCTATATTATGTTCTTCTAAAAATAAGGAAATTCTTCTCTCTCCAATAGATTTATTGCATTTTGGACACCCTCCCCTTTTTCCTGTTCTTACACAAATCTTCATTTCCCACTCTTTCCCGCAAATAGAGCAAATCCACCAAACATTTTTATCAACCCCGTATGAAACCATATCTGGGGTTAAATCTTTATTTTTAGAAAAATCCCACTCTTTAGAAATTTCCGGATATAGTACAGACAATCTATTTTTATTAGTTACTATTTTCCCGGCGCAAGCGGGGCAACCGGATTTAAGATTAACGTTGGTTCGACTGCTTACACTCGCAAACCAAACATGTTCACAAAAGGAACATTTCCACCAGAATTTCTTGTTAGAGCCTTTTGCCACATTGGACGGCAAATCATCGTCATTTTGTTCATAATCCCACTCCTTTGCTATATTTGGGAACAAAATAGAAAACCTGTTTTTATTTGTTACAACCTGATTAGAACAAGCGGGGCATCCGTTTTTTCCTGCGCCACGCCAAGAACCGGGAGTCTTCCATTCATACGAGCAGGTTCGGCACTTCCACCAGACAACAATGTTTGAACCATAACTAACATCATTGGGGTCAATGTTTTTATTTTTAGAATAGTCCCAATCAAGCATCAATTTTGGGCAAATAATAGACAACCTATTTTTATCACCAGCGATTGTTCCAGAACAAAAAGGGCAACCTCTTCCGTTTTTAAGACTATCCCAACCTTTATAAAAAATTTCTCCGCAGGACATACATTCGAATTCTAAATTTTTCTTAGCTAAAACATATTTATTATGTTTAGTCAATTTAAATTTATTTCCATTTTTTACAAGCCACAAGGATATGTTTTCAAGAGAATACGGATTGTTCGAACGAACAAACTCTGGAATTTTACCTTTTAATAAGCCAGAAAAACCAATTAAATATTTATAACCAAAAACATCTTGCAATTCAACAATTGTTCTATTTTTTCTATAATAACAATCCAATAAAGAATAATTTATAGAATTTACATAGTTTGATATTTGTTCAAGCGTTGGATATCTATTTAAAATCATTTTGTCTCCTACTTCCCTCAAATAGACCCTAAAATAAAGACAGCAAAGACAGGGATAGGGTTTCCTTTTCGAATGCCTTCTATTCTTTGCTAGTCTTCCATAAATTTCCCCACATAAAAGTATTTTATATACTTAAAACAAAAAATCCCCCGAAGGGGATTTAATAAAATGGATGTTTTATTGTTGATTATTTTCTATTTGGATAATCTTCTGGAAAATTTAGAGGATTCGGAAGATTGTGTTCCACATCGGGTGAACGCTAACTTCTCCGTTTTTCTTCATATATTTTCTGTTACCTAGGTCTATTCCAAAATACCGTGATGATGCATCGTATTTCTTTGTACCAAACAATGCGTTTTTTGGGCCAGAATTTGCTTCGGAAAGTCTTTTTTTATGCCAATCGCTTATGGGTATTCCATATAAAGGACTTTTATCGCCTTTCATATCGGGTCGATTTTCAAGCAACGCCCTTAATGAATTTTTAGAAACCGGTCTTCCCTTCAAAGCGTCGCTAATTTTTCTTTTCCACTCATCCGAAAGAGTTCTTCCTCGCACCGGAGCATTTCCTCCCCAGCAAATATTATATCCCCAATCACCATAATGACTATGAAAAATTTTTATGCATTCAACCTCGTAATAATCGAGTTCTTCTATTTCACAATAAAGAACAATTCTGGACACAAAGTTTTCTCTTCCATATTTTTCAAACGCGGAAAACAGCGCGTCACAACCCTTGTGATTAGAACCAATCCTCTTATTCAAATAATAAGATTGTCCTATATATTTCTTATGATTAATCAAATTTTCAATACAATAAATACCACTCGCCATTTTATCTCCTATTTTCCCTACTAAATAAGTCCCTAAGAATAAAACATCCAATAACGACTTGCGCCTAGGGAAGCGTTTTCGGTAATGAGCCTAGTCGTTATTGGCAAGTAATTGTATCACAATTTTTCTGTTCTGTCAAGTTTGGAAAAATATGGTTTCTCCACCCCGGTATTTCCGTTCGTATGTTATGCCACCCCTTAATTTTATTGTCTGTGGTGGATAAATATAATTGATAAAGACTACTCCACCATTCCTCATATTGAAATTTTACATTGTCGCTTAGAAATCGTTCCCCATTTCTTCTAATTTCATATGGGTCTAATTTTGGACAATTTTTAATTCCATAAACAATGTCATCTAACGAACTACAGCGAAACCCATGAACTCCAGGAGTAAAAGTATTTCCATCTCCAAATATGCCCCAGTTTGAGACAACAATCCCACTGCCAGAGAGCATTGCCTCACAGTGGACGCCGCCGAATGCCTCTAGGTATTCGGTTAAAACCAGTACGCCCTTTGCACGAGACATTAACTTCTTTTTTTCTTCAACGCCTTTGAACCCAACATATTCCCAATCGGAATCGGGGGCGATGTCAAACTCATTTTGATAGGTACTCACAAGATGCCCGTTATCCAAAACTTTCCCGCACTGACCGGCGATTACAAGTTTAACCCCGACTTCTTTACAAGCCAAATACGCTTCGATCAGTCCTTTTCGCCTAATAAGTCTTCCTATAAAAAGATAATAGTCATCTTTTTCGGCGGAGAATTCCACATCCTCTTTATCAAACCAGTTGGGTATTACGCGATCATAGTTGCGCCCGTCCTGACTCGCGTAGGGTTTCTCAGAACCGTACAAGAAATTTTGCAAAGAAGAACTTTCAAAACATCTAAACCAACCCGGAGAACTACCCCTATACCCTATGCTCGATTCTACAGTTAAAAACAATTTAACCTCGTCGGCAATTGCTTTATGGTACACGCCCTGGGTGCATAGCAAAAAATCATCCGGCTTTTTTATTTCGTTTATCTTGTCTATAGCGTTTCTGTAAAATTTCATCGTTGCAGGTTTTTTATCGCCATCAAGATCGTGCTTGAAATCCCCTCCAGTTTTCCAGTCATAGCCGCATTCAAAACGATTATCGCCCACACCAAACGAAGTTGCGATGTCTCGAACGGTATGTGTTTCTACAAAATGAAACTTATCCGAATTTACATATTCTTCAAGATTATAATTAGGATTTGTGGTTTTAGCCCCATACATATAAACCGTATGTCCCATCGAACACAACCAGCGAGCCATCTTGACATTTTTATTTGAGAACGCACAGGCCGCATACTCTTTAGAGTTAGGCAAATGGCTAAGTCCGAGTAAATGAAATCGGTAGGTCTTATCCACCATAATGCGCTCCTCTGAATATCCCATAATAGCAAGTCCCTCTACACCCGCACTCTCCGGTCAAAACTTCCGTTTTGCCAACCCCACCCAACCACTCATTTAACTTTTCTTCAGTCAAAACATGGATGTGACCGGCGGACTTCGGCACGTTGACCCATTCAAAAATTCTCAATTCTTTGCAAACCGAAAGAGCATTCTTCACAATTAATTCGGGGTCTTCTGTGTGTTGAAGCACATTGTACATCAAAACAATGTCATATTTCTGAGAAACATCCAAGTCCTCGGCTTTTCGCACGATATAGTTTATTCCCAAAGACAGATACCTCTGCGCTACCCAGCCGGGGTAGGAGCAGGGATCGAGAACTGTGGCGCTTTTATATCCAACACCGCGGATTAATAAGGAGCACGGGCCGCCTCCCAGATCAATAATGGACTCCCCATTGAATTTATAAGAAAACGAGTGTCCATGATTATCAAATTCTTCAAGTCCCATTTTTCTTGCATAAATCACTTGCTTGAGTTCTTCAGAAAAATATGAACCGGCGTTCCACCACATCGATTCCCAGTTGCTTGCGGTCATCCATTCTTCAGACATCTTCGTTTTTTTCTCCTGTAAGAAAATTTCTTTCATATTCCACTCATCTTCAATCAGAACCGACTTTATCGTTCTGGCAATTAGAGAATTACTATTATCAACCCACTGCGGATTAATCGCATTAAATAATCCACCATCCTTATTGCTGACACCAGCAAAAAGGTGTATAACCCTTACTTTGGGGTCTAATTCAGTATTCAAATCATTTTTATAAATACTTGTTATTTCATGTCCAGCGAAGCCCCCGCACTCCCTGAATTCTGGAATAAATATATCCTCTTCGTGTTTGAATACAATCTCACTAATAAGAATTGGCCCCGTCATACCCCAACGAAATTCCTCGGTCTGATTGAGTCTTTTCTCGCATTCAGCAAGAGCCTCTAAAAGTAAAGGACTGCCTTTCTTGCCCATCAGAATTGCCCCATTATAATGGTATTTGAAATCTTCGGGACGTTCTGCGTCCGTAGGAACAACCAGTTCTTTATCGCCCAAGAGATATGTTACATCCGATATAGAAAAAGTATCCAAATCAAGATACAATCCGCCCTGCTCATAAAGAGTTTTGTAATTCAAATAATCTTTTAGATGTGATTTTACAAAATGGTCAGGTTTTCCTGCCAAAGCAGAAAAGGATGGACAATCTACTTTGCGTATCTGGACTTTATCTTTCAGTAAATCCAAATAGGGGGACGAAACATCGCATATCGTCCAAATCGTGACAACAGAGTAATTCTGTGTTTTTAGGGCAGACAAAACCGACAGGTAATAAAAGTATCCGAACTCTTGTCCCGTTACGATGAAGTGTAACGGCATCAAACCCGATTTATCCAAGAATTTCCTCCGTCATGGTATATCTTATCCGGTTTTCCAAATTTTATATTTACTGCGTTCATGATTCCCGGAAACCGCTCATTGTAATCGTGACCGCCAATTACGCCATTCTTTTTTATCTTTGGCAACCACATATCGATTTGCCGAAGCAACTCTTCTTCGGTATGCAGAGCATCGATGTAAACAAAATTGAGCGACCCGTCTTTGAAATCAGAAACAACATCTTGGTCAAATGCTTTTATTTTCTTGACACCAGGAAGATTCGCCATTCTCTTGTCAAACGCAGCCTCGACCACCTTTTCCATTTTTAGAGTATCCCCAGCGGATGTTCCATTCGCCAGTTCCATGCCGTCCAACCAAGGGTCTATTGCATAAACTGTCTTACAAAATTCGGCAAATACTTCGGTGGATTCACCGGCGTAGCAACCGATTTCTACCATTGTTTTGGTTTTTGATAATCCAATATCCTTGCAAAGAGCGCGCAAAACATCTTTTGATTCTTCGCCTCTCATACCAATCATAGTCAAATTTCTCCTTATTGGGTGGCGCTATTTCTTTTTCAAGAATTCAAACCAGACATACCCCGAAAGGTCTGCAAGGCGGATGTAACCATTTGTGATTGACGATGCAATAGCGCGAACCACCGGTTCGTTTGTCCGCCAAATAGTACGAACGAGGGTAGAATTTCCATCTGCTTCCAGCCTCACATTTATAGCGTTTACGGGTCTCCCGTTGTACATTGAAACAATATAATATTCGTCAGTGTTCGGCGGAACGGGAATATTCAGGTCTTGAATTGAAAGTTTTGGAATTACACAACCGCCAACAGGGTTGCCGTCCAAAACACAATCTCTCCAGCACTTCTCAAAAACGGCGTGAGGAACAGCAATATTCATCAATCCGTCATCTCGATACGGGTCATCTACATAAACATTTTCAAGGTCTATTCCTGTAACTACAAGAAAGTGTCCCGACCTAAATCCCTTTCGTTGCGTAACCCCCGCATCAACCAACGTTCCATAATGGACAAGAGCAAGAATAGGTTTCTCATTTCTAAGATAACCGAACATTTGCTCCATTGTCATATCAACACGCCACTCTGTTTTTAGACCGTAACGGCTCATCGCTATTTGCATATCCCCGGCGCTCAAGGGCCTGTCACCAGAAGGAACGATGCTGTCGTAAAATTTATCAACAGTTATATTTTTTGCTAAATTATATGTTCCGAGAAGCATGAGGGAACTAGCACCGCCGCAATCGTTCGCGTGAGAATTTGCGCCACTTCCAATTTGACTCACATACCAAACAGGTAAAAGATTATTCAATTTCAGCCTCCTCTGCCACGTCATCATCGGCAAACTCATATTTTGTACAATCTCTAATGTTTTTAGCCAATTTAAAGATTACTCTTTTTGCAGATGGGTATTGAACTCTTACCCCTTCATCCGGTTTACCTCTCACTGGCTTGAATCCCTCGTGGGCATCAATGGTTTGAACATATAATCTTCCAAGTCCTCGTATAATTAATTCTTGTTCGTTCAAAACACAATCAGAAAATACATCAATCAAAGAATTAACAAAATGACGAGTATCCCCAAGCGTATAGCCGGAAACATCCGCTAATTTTCTAATGAATCCATCTTTATCTAAATTTTCCATTGTTTATCCTATTTCTATCCATTAAGAACTTTTTCTAAAAACCCTATTTTCAATTTTTATTTAGTGTTATACCACATATATCTTACTCAATATTGAAATACAATTTTTCCTTATCTACATGATAACTTTTATTTCTCCATTTTTTTCTGGCAAATTTTCTATTTTCTTGCTTGCACCTATGACAAAATGGGCTTTTTGTTTTCTTTAAAAACAACCTTCCGCACGAACAAGAAACAACCGTTTCTCCCAAAAACCTTTGATAGTATAGGACAATATTTTCATAATCTTCCACCATAAAAACGGTTGGGGAATCCTCCGCCGCGCATTTTACCTGAAATCCACCCCATCTGTTTGCGTCCAAAACTTTCAAATCATACAAAACATGGAGCATTTGTTTTCTTTTCTTTTTAGTGACATTAACTCTCGCAACTGAAAAAATAACGTTGTCTTTCTCGTTTGTATAGAATAAACCAATGACCCTTGGGCTTTTTCTTGGCTTAATTTTGGTATCATTATACTTGAGCACCTTACTATAGACCAAAAAAACAAACATAACTTTTTGTAAATCATAATCGTTGATTGCTCTTATCTTTTCAAGTTCTGCCTCAGTAATCGGGATTGGAATAACTGTTCTAATTCTTCTTTTCTTCATCTCTCGGATACTCGCACCTATTTTCCAAGATTGAGTTGTTTCATTGAATGTTGGGTCTACAGACTTGCATATTTCTTTTAGCAATTTTTTTATTTCTCTTGTTTCTTTTCCGCTATATTTGAAATACTTAGCCAAAAGAACCAGAATTTTTAGAGGAACATAATTTCTGCCGTATTTCTTTGTTTTCAAGAGATTTTCCGCAAAAGACCTTTCATCAAGGATGATTGCCACTCTTTATCGGAGCCTCCTTTCTTATCTTGTTTTATTTGATGGTTTTTTTAATTTTTCTCTTTAAATATTTTTTCCATAAATCCCTGTTGCCATTTTTTACACATCCTGAGTGTTATAATGCGAAGCAGAACGATTGTGTCAGGAGTACAACCGTTCCACTTCTAATTCAGTATATCATAGAGTTGTTATTTTGTCAAGGGTATAAACTGCTTTCTCATACGGGCTTATACCACATACATTCCATTGTTCTAAATTTATTTCCATTCATCTCTGATAGCGGCTTGAAATTCATCCAAGTTGCTTTTGAATTTTCGCAGGCTATGACTTGTCCGTTTCTTTCTTCTATCCACTTTCGCAAAATCGAATAATCTATATTTTTATTTCCGTGTCTATAATATTGACCGCCGAATTCATAGGGCGGGTCTATAAACCACGCTGCTGGTTTATTTTCTGCCAACGTATAATCGCCTAGCAAAATATTCCAATGCTTAATTTTATACAAACTATTGGCGACAAGATTTAATTTATAGTTCTGAGTGTTTGGTCTAATTGTCGCCTTCCATTTAGATGCCGTTTTCTTTGGCTGTGATGGAGCGCCAGCAATTATAAATCCTACAAGGTGTTTCGCCTCTAAGCAATCAAAGTGAAAATCATCTACGTTTTCGCCTTCTTTCAAACGAGGCAAAGATAAAATATCGCCCGGAGAACATTGTTGTAACCATCTCCACAGATTCACAATCACATCATATTTTTCGATAAGCAAAATATCTTTTTCAAAATATTTTAAACTGTATTGTGCAGTACCAGCAAAAGGTTCTATAATTACATCGTACTTGGGGGCAGGGTACTTATTTACAATCTTGCTTTTACTTCCATAATAGCCCCACAAATTAACCTCCTTTTAATAAAAACTCGTTTTATCAACTTCCGATACGTTTTCCGCAATTCAACGAGTTCGATATATCACAGTCATTACAGGCGTCGTTTTTTTCTTCTTCGTGTCGTGCTATTGCGGCGTTGGCCCAGAAAACCGCCTCCTCGACTTTTGTAAGAGCCAAAGATAATTCTCTGCTATCGGGGCAATCTCTTACAAGATAATTTGCAAAATCTAGAGCCATCTCCCGAATCATTTCATATCTTTCAGGCTGGCTGCCAAAAGGTTTATGCCAGGTGAAACGTACATTCAAATCGTAATCCATTTTATTTTATCTCCAAAAATTTTCTATTATTCAAACGATGCTCCAAACCAACAGCATCAAATTTTGTAAGATTCCCTTTATGAACACACTTTTTCTCTGTGTTCCAAACATAAAAACGGTTCCCTTTTCCACTTTTCCCCTCACCAACAGAATACTTATAAAGAGGCATAAACCTTTTCATTAACTTATTTTTCTCCTTTGCTCAAAAGGTTCATCAATTCATCCTTGGTTATATTATCCATTTGAAAATTCTTGAATTCGGTATTATCATCCAAAAGAACCGCCGGACTGCAAGGAGAAACAATAACCGCAAAACTATCGCCAAGAGCGTTTCTACAAAGAGTCATAAATTTTCCGAGGATGTCTACCGAAGGCCAGTCCTCTTGAGTTTCAGGTAATTGCAAATGCAAAATGTTTTTCATATCGCGACCTAGAGTTTGCTTTCATCAATTTCCTGCATGTTGGCAACAAAATCCTTAAATTTCCGCAGGGTTTCATTATCTTCAATACAAATTTCATAAAAATAATATTGCTTTCCTCGAAGGATGCTCCAAATAATTTTAGCCGCGTTCTTAAAACCACTATAACTTCCAGCATACCAGGCAGGAATCACATAATCAATAAAAGCAATCCCATCGTCCTTCCATTGGACAAACCGAAGTTCCGCGCAACCGCACGAACACTCGTATGAAAATTTACTGACCAAATCTTCTTTTTCTTTAGTTTTCATATTTCTCCTATGAAACAGTCATTTTATACAAAGGATAATTGATTATATATTTCGGCATTTTTCATCAAACTCGACTCCAAAGAAATCCTCTTCTTTGCTAATTCAAAAACTTCCGGGTCATTTTCTATTCCCACATAATCTCGATGATTTTTTACACTCCAACAACCTAGAGAACCAGAACCCATAAAGGGGTCGAGAATTAAGTCTTCTTCGTCTGTAAAAGGAAGGGTTACCCTATCATATAGCCCAAGGGGTTTTTGCCAAGCCAAGAGATGCCCGTCGTTCTTTTTTACCCGTTCTTTGCTAGTAGTAGTCAACACAACATCGTCAATCCACGCCGTTGCGGGCTTGGTTTGCCTACCGCTTGGATTTAATTTTGTTCCGGCGGTTGCCTTGGGAACTTGAACTCGTTCTGGATAATATTTCCAATCTTTTCCGTTGCTAAAAATGAGCAGGTCATCAAAACATTGATGAGGGTAGTTTTTGGCATAATTGCCCCACTCGCATTTCCACGCCGAATGGCTAACCAAATTTGCTTTTATATGATGCTTTATATAGTACCAAATATCAGGACAAGTATGAAAATCGGTTTGAATACAAAAAATAGAATTTGGTTTTAGATATTGCCAATATTTGTCAATCCAAACAGAGTAGCCTAAATCCTCGTAAATTGGGTCACAATAAATATAATTTGCTTCGCCCTGAAAATCAAAATTCAAATTGTCAATGTTAAAGAGATTCCACATCACGGCACATCCTCATGTTTTTATTCAAGAAGGGATAGAAGATTATACCCCCGAAATTCAATGCCTTCCATTTGCTCCAGCAAAAGAACGGAATTGTCGGGGTCATTTATTCCAGACACGGGATTCCAGAAAACCGTCCACCCATACCTGTCGCAGGGCGCGTCTTCTATTCTTTTTGCGGATAGGCTATCAGGATAGCATAAGGGATAACGAATATGAATATCTGCGGACTTTTCGGTAAGAAATCCGCAAGAGACATCAATCCCCCAAAAGCCATTCAAATATTTTCGTCCGCTCGGCATCTTTCTTTCCGTGTATAATTTTATAATCTTAAAGCAAGTCCACCTAAGAGTTCCAAAACAATCCCCTTTATTTTCTAAAAGTCTAATCACATAATACATATCACCAATCTCTTTCTGTGTCTAACACAATTGTTTCTAAGCGAAATTTCTTGCCTAAATATTCGAACGAGTCTTCCGAGTTTTCAGAGTCTAAAACAGGGACGTTAAAATATCCATTACATCGAGTTATTAGATTATTTATAATACCTGCCCCGTTGAACATGCGCCAGCAAAACTCTTTACTATTTTCCCCGTGGTCTCGATAACACAGGGTCACGAGCAAATTTGTTAATTCTGCCAGGTTGTTCGAAATATGATATGCCTCTTGTTCCAGCACGTGGATGTATTCATCGCTTGTAGGAAATTCGTCATCAGATTCGTCCAATTCGTCTTGGGGTCTATCATGAGAGTTACGTTGATAGGCAATAAACTTCTTATATAAAATATCTATTTTATGCAGTTTAGATTCGTCTACTGCAATATCGGGCGACATATAAATGCGGTAATCAAAATCCGTTTTTTTAGAGTCAAGTTTTAATTGTTTAATTTTACTTTCGGCGTAATGACAAAGCAGATTCATTGTGGACGAAGAATCTATAAGAGGGGAACGCTCCTGAAATTCCTTTTTTATTCTTTCTTCTGTTTCCGTTAAATCAGTTTTACTCAAAAGAGTCTCTAATGAAAAACCCAGTCTCACATTGCAAACATTGTCCCAAGCGTTCAGATGATGCTTATACTTTTTATTATAACGCGGATACACATATTTCATAAAATAAGGTCTTCTGTTGCAGATCAATTTATTATGAATATCAGCGTCTAACCCATCTTTTTGCCATTTATCCCATTCGGGAACCGGATACGATTGTATTCCTTTTGCCCTGTCGATTTCCGCGCCCTGAGACACATTGAGCGTTTTTAAACGACTCATCAAAATTTCTTTTTCTTTTTCGTCTGTCAACGTTGGAGCGAGAGAAAAGAGAGTGGTTGAAAAATTTGTGATTAAACCGATTTTACTTTTAAAAGAAAGAATATCCGTTCCCCAAAGTTTCTTTTCGTCAATTGCTTTCTTTTCTGCTTTCTCGCGTTCATAAAGCGGAATATTCAAATTGTTAAAATGATTGTTTACAAACGCGGTTGTGGTAAGAACCAAATCTCCATCGAAATCACACCCGGCCAACCGAAGCGGCCAGTCGCTGTAAATATTCACCACTATTCCGCTTTCAAGATAATGATACCACAATTCCGTTGATTTGTCAAGTTGAAAATCAATTGCAAAGTGCTCACTCTGAAATGTGGTGGGCGAACGAAACACGGAAACCCTGTCCACCTTTTTGCCATTCCAATATTTTGAATATGCTTTTCCCTTTTCAAGAATGCCTTTTACCGGCAATCCCAAAGCGTGTTCGCATTGAGCAATGGGGTCGCAGATTAAAAATTCATAATTACCACTTATTTTTAGCGTTCCGATATAAAATTCTTTAATTTTTTTATTAATAAATCTAAAGAGCCGTTTTCTAAAATATTGGTCTTTTAAAACATCCGGCTCAAGCATGATAGATTTTGCCAGATAGTCGGCGGATTTAAAATCATTATCACCAAAAGAATTTAATTCGCCAAGAAGAAAGATGAGAACGTTTTTCCAGTTAAGACCAGAAACAGATTCTAACCAACCGTAAGTGAACTCGCAGATTTCGGAAATTTCTTCATTTTTTATGTTCAAACTTTGGATATACTGATATGTTGATCCGATGCTGTCTTTGTCTTGTTTTGGTGAAACGCGTGATATGCCCCAAGAAAAATGGTTCTCCTTGCAAGCAACATTATATTCATTTATATTATCATAAAATTCCACCATCTTAAATTGGGATTCAGAGAGAATACACTCTATGTCATCAATAAGATGGTCTATACCATAAACATCCGTTATTTTTGTTATGCCCCGTTCTCTGGCAAAAGAATGGAAGTCCGCAACCACCAAAAGCCCCTTGGCAAACGGGGCACGAAATAAATATTCCGACGGCAAATAATTATCTATTCCAAGGTCTGTTGCCCAGACTTGGGCTTGTGCCACACTCAATAATCCTTGGCCGTCGAACACATTCACAGATTGTTCTGTTTCTCTCTCTTCAAACGTTGGGTCATTATCATCGTGTGCAACAAACCAATCGACGACCATTTTTTTAGTAATCACACAATCTGGAACCACGACGAATGTTGGCGAACTAACGGGAAGACTGGCGGAAGAAGCCAATGCCTTATAAGCATTATACTTGGATAATCCAACTATCTTGTCTTGCTTTCTACCGCAATTCAAAAAATCATTTAGTTCATTCCAAATTGTTTCTGCCGCGAATATAGCACTAGACCGACGAGCGTGACCAGCGGAAGATAAGATTCTAAAAAACTTTACCCCGTTGATAATAATACCTTGTTCCGCCGCTCGTTTATAATGCCGAACATCCGATACTTTTAATACAAAAATTAAATCGCAAAAAAGAATTCCGTCAATCTTTTCTGAGATTTCTCGTATTTTTTTTCTATTTTCTGGGTTGTTCTGTTTTCGAGATAGGTGTAATTTTTCTTTTAATAATAAATCCAATGATTCCTGAGAAAATTTTATCCCCTTTATCCGGAGAATTGCCCGAAGCATTTCTGAATCACCCAATCGAATCACTTCTCCGTTCCGCCTTGCCTCGTCTAAAGAAATATTAATCTTATAATTGCTATTTTTTAATCTCTCTGTTGCTAGTTTCAAAACACAGAAGCCTTGCAACTTTTTCAAAATTCACCTCGCCTATATTATTTCCCAATATGGACGTACTCCGTCTGGAAAGTTCACCGGCCTATTCAAATTATTTTCCGCTATATATTTGTCGTATGCTTTCGCCGCTTCTAATTCTGTTTTATATTGCCCAACATATTTCCACACTTCTCGTATTGTGACATAGACCTGCCAATAAACATATTTGTTCATTCTAATTACATAATATACACCATAATAAGAAGAAGATGAATTATCGTATTTCTTCCCAAGAAGCAAGTTTTTATCTCTCTTACGACTATCACTCATTTTCTTTCTAACATCATCCGGAACAATTTTTCCGGTATTCGCGATACTTAGTTTTAATTTTGTTTCTGGAGATTTAGGAATACCAAAAAGAGGGTTATCTTTTCCTTTCGGATATATTCTACTTTCACCTATTATTTTCTTTTCTTCCGGAGATAACTTTACTCCAAATCTCGGATTGTTTTTTCCGGTCATTGCGATTCTTAGTTTTTCTATTGCTTCCGGGGTGTGATGCCATCCCCTTGCTGGGGTTTCCCCTCCCCACGATATATTATATCCGCCTTCGGATACATGAGAATGAAATATTTTTATGCATTCTATTTCATAATAATCTAGTTCTTCTATTTCACAGTAAAGAACAACGTATCTTTTAAATGCTTTTTTCCCGTATTTTTTAATAGCAGAAAATATGGCAGGACAAGCCTTATGCTCTTGCCCCATTCTCTTTTTAATTTTGAATCCTTGCCCTACATATTTTTGTCCGGTTTCAATTCTTTCAATCACATAAATTCCAGCCCTCTTTACTCCCATTCTCCTCCGCCCGAATAATAACTATAGTTCCACGTTAAACTCGTATCCGTAAGATAATTGTATGACATCTCCCCCCAAAATATCTCCGCTCTTTCTTTCTTAGGATATTTTATCGGCAGCTCAAAATCCGAAACAATCTCATCCAAATCGTTCAAAAACGTCTCATCCCACCTTTTCAGAAATTTCCGCACAGTTCCAAGGGGAATAACCACGTCTTCAATTGGTTCATCCCAAAAGTCATCGCTGTCCCAAAAATCTAAAATCTGTTCTTTTGCCCTCACGGGCAATTCAGCCGATATAGTTATGCTCATGATATTGTTTCAATGTTTTCCTCGTTTTCATAAATTTATTGAACTATCGTAAGTACAAGTAATAGTCGGGTCAAACTTGCTAGTGGCGGTGTTTGTTCCGCATGTGATAACCCAAGGGCATGTAGGAATAATATATGGATATGGAACAACCCTATATGGTTCTACATAAATCGGTTGAGAACAGGGAACATAAATAGTTTCTTTCTCTCCAAACAAATCGTTCAAGAGTTTCTGCAAATCTTTAGCTTCTTTCATTGAAAACCCATGTTCTTTATCCCCAAATTTGATAATAATTTTTTTAACTTTTACTTCGTCTGACATTTTTTCTCCTAGTTTCTTTCTGTAAAACATTTCTGCTGACCGCTGGTTTACCTGCGTGAGGCGGGTGTAGGTAACTTCCCTTTGGCGGTATCCGCTTCGGGGGTGAATAATGCTTGCTGCGCTGGCTGGATAGCCGTTCGTTGCACATCATGCTGGGTAACTTCATTGCCAAGTTTGACCAATAATTGCTCAATCTCCAAGCCAATGTCAAGTATCTTGCTTGCATGACATTTCATTGCGCGGACATTGGACTCTATTTGTTCCAATATTCTCTCTTCCATAAGGATTCCTTATTAATCACATAAAACATTCGTTTTATTAAAGCAACGGCATCACATCTCCTTGCTCGAACACGGCGTTCAAACTAACCGTTTGTTTTCCAACCGGCTTGTAAACGATAACCTCGTATTCTTCATCCAGACCCGCGAATTCTTCAATTTCTTCCATGTTGGCAAACCATTCTTCTACACTGGGAAGGTAATAATAGATTTCGGGATAATTCGGTTTCTTTGATTCAGTTTTTTTAATCATTTTAGTTTTCTCCTTGGGTAATTATAGAATATTTATTCTAAATATTGTACCACAAAACATCTATTTTGTCAAGCCCCATCCCGCTTGAGTTTATCTAAATCAACACTGTCTTTACTTACCTCATCAAAGGGCGTATTTCTTTTTGTCATCAATATTCTTTTACAATTAGGACACACTAGCACAAACGCTTGTGCGGTAATGCCAGCCAAAGATTTTAGGTCTGTTACTTGTATAACATCGTTTTTATCAAGCCACCAGATAGAATATTGAGCCATTTTATTCTCCAAATATCAGATAATTAATGGGAGAAACGTTTTTTACTTTGACCACTGTTACCCCATCAATGGTATCGTCTTTCAGGGAGAATGTCGAGTTTAGATTGATGAGAACTTTTTTGGCATCTACTTCATATTTCTGTTTGAAATAAGAAATCGCTTCCAGTATCTTTTCCCTGTCTGACTTTCCTCTGACTTTCCCCTTGGAAATACTTGGAGTATCATCTTCCCAAATCAAGCCCACGTCCTTACCAAGTTTATCCCCCATTTTTAGTTGTTCCATCATCTTGAGAAAACGAAGACATCTCCACCAAATTGTTCAAATTCATAGCAGACCTCTTTAAATATTCGTGACCACCGTCGACAGATATTTCCCCGCAACCGCAAGTTACAAAATCGTGTACCGAAAAAGACTCAAGGATTTCCCCGCATTTTTTACATTGTGCCATATTTCTCAAAATCTTCGTCATTGAATTCCACCTAAAATTCCGCTTCCGCCCAAAAGCCCCCACACAATTAGGATGACCACAAAGATAAAAGCAAATAATCGTTTAGAACTTCCTGGCGTTTTTTGCTTCGACTGACGAGGTTGGCGATATTCGTTCCGATCATAATACTGGTCTGGATAATGATTATTGTTCACTTTGTTCTCCAATTTTATTTATAATACAACGAGAATTAGAACAAACAGCAATCCCTTTTCGATATGTAACCACATGAAAATTCGCCCCGTGACACTCAATATGAGCAACCCAGTCTGGGTCAGTTAAAATATAAGAATCTTCCGGGGTATAATCAGGAATTTCATCCAGCACAATAACCCGCGCATTTGAAAATTGTACCCGCGTATCCATTCTACAGCCCTCGTTTCTTTTTAATTTCAAGAAGTTTTTTCAAAAACTCTTCACACTCTTCAGCGTAGCCTTGATATTTCAAAATATCGAATTGATAATTCGTGGCAATTTGTTCACCGCCATCGGGAATAAGTAAGAGAGTAGAGAAAGCAGAAACAAGTTGTTGATATGCTTCCAATTCTTTTTGAGTCCATTCGATATCATAGAGCAGGGTTTCATTTGAAATTGTTGTCATTATAAAATGTTCCTTTCATTCAAATAGTTTTTCTAAAACAAGATTGTAGCAATGTTTGTTTGGGAGATATTCTTTAAAAAACCTAGTATCATCAAAATATAAGAATTTAGAAATAGCAGCCGCAACCCCCGCAGAGCGACTTATCCCGGCTTCGCAGTGTACAAATATTCGAGAAAGATAGGGGATAGTTTTTACAAATCGGGCAATTTGTTTGGCGTCATCCGATTGCATCGGCTCAAACGTTCTGGCGTCTGTCTTTATTTGCTTATCAATGTCATAGAAAGAAAGGAGAAGAATATTGGTTGTTCCTTGAATATTTGCAACTAGGCTATCGGGGTCTGTGATAGAAATAACATAGTCATGGATAGAAAAGGCTGTATTTTCTGCGCTTTGGCGAGACAAAACAAATATAGGAATACTGTTCATATTTTTATACTCTAATAAAAGGTTTCATTTATGCAATAGAATCCAGAATTCTTTTCTTGGATATTTTGCAGTATTTTTCTTCTTTCTCAATGCAAATCCATTTTCTATTTGCGTTTTTACAGGCGATGGCCGTCGTACAACTTCCTGCCGCATTGTCCAAAACAATTTCGTTTTCGTTGGTATAAGTTTTAATCAAATACTCAAATAGCGGAACGGGTTTCTGGGTGGGGTGTAGACCAACGCTTCTGTTGAATTTCTGCCAACTGCTTGGAACTCTCAATTCTTTTTGCTCATGGGAAGGTCTTCCCTCAAACACCCTTGTCCCATCCCTTTGTTGATTGTTGAATTTTACAGGATATTTAGCCCTTTCTTTTCCGCTTTCCGCTCTTTCTTGCAGTTGTTTATTGTACGTCCATGCCCCCCTCGAAAATATCAAAATACTTTCGTGTTCTTTCATTGGCTCTCTGACTGTGTTGGCAAAATTACTCCCTATGTTTTTTATCCAAATCCATTCATGTTTAAACATTTCTAAATTGCTCACGACCAAAGCACTTGAAAACGGTTGGGATGCCGTTAGAGCAATTATGGCTGTATCCTTGCAAATTCTTTTATATTCCTTCCACAAAGGTTCGAGAGGAATTGTAATGTCCCATTTATTAGAAGTAGTTCCGTATGGCAAATCACAAAGAATCATATCAATGCTTTTATCTGGAATTTTTGGCATCCAATCCAAGCAGTCTCCAAATAAAAGCATTCCTGTTTTATTGTGATAATAAGATAGGGGTACTAAATCTCGCAATTCCAATTATGCACCTTTAGCATTATCAATTCTTGCTTTCGCTATCTCAAAATATTCGAGGTTATTTTCTATACCGATGAACCTTCGATTAGTATTTTTACAAGCAACCCCAGTAGAACCAGAACCCATTGTATTATCTAAAACTAAATCGCCTTCATTGGTATATGTTTTTATCATGTATTCCAAAAGAGAAACGGGTTTTTGAGTAGGATGTAATCCAGATAATTGTTTATCCCATTTAAATTTTAAAACATCTCTGGGAAATCGTTCTGTTGAATCATAGTCCGTAAAATTATGTTGAATATGATAAACATCTGATTTTCCACCGCTTTTAGTTTTCTCTTTATGCTCCGCTGTAGAAATTCGTCTAGGATGCCCAAACGTTTTTTGAGGACTATATACTGGGAGTTTTTTGTAAAACACACTAATTATTTCGTGAGATTTCATTGGCATTTTGTTTGCGTTTAAAAATCCAGTCACATGCGTTTTCTCAATAATCCAATCATACCGAAAGTTGATTATATTGCTAATTCTTAACAAAGAACTAAATGGCTCGTTTCCAAACAATAAGATCGGGGTGTGTTCGTTTTTAGAAATTCTATTGTATTGTTCCCATAATTTTTCAAAAGAAATAATTGTATCCCACTTACAAGCGGTTGTTCCGTATGGCAAATCTGCTAATATCATATCAACAGATTTATCGGGAATACGGAGCATTACTTTCAAACAATCTCCAAACCATAATTCTATATCATTCATTGATTTGCTCGATAAAGGCATAATTTTATTCGAATCAATTAAAATAGTAAATCCAACAACATAAACATTGAACCAAATAATCCCGCAAGAGATACCGTAAGCAAAAGAAACATAAAGAGTTTTTTCATATTTTTCCTTTCGAAAGTTGTTATTTAGAAACCGGCCTATTATATTTCCAACTCCCAGATTGTCCGCCTACCGGCTTTCCGGCGCGTTTACCATCACAATATCTAAGTACACCGTCCTTATCATATTTAGCCATGACAGGATAGTTTTGATTGGGTGTGGAAACATCCCTGTAACCGGATGCATGACCAAGAGCATCTCCAAAGAGTAAAGCAAGAAATTGTAACATGTTTGTTCTCCTGTATAAAAACAGTATATCACATCTCATTTGATTTGTCAAGGGGTGTTTTCTTGCGACGAAACCCAAGGGGTAAGTACCATTTGGTTGGCGTCAACAAAACGGTTGTCACTAAATCAAAAAAGTGACGGGAAACGAATGTAATAAAAAGTGAGGATAAATGTCATATTGACAAAGATTGATTTGTGTGATACAATAAAGAAAATTATATCCAAGAGGAGAAAACAATGGAACTACCCGTGATTCTAAATTGCATAAATTGTGAGACATTTCTCGGAGTTCTTACCAATGGTGGGTTGATGGTTGGAAATATTTTGATTTATATTAAAGAATATTCACCAGATAAAGACAATCATATTTCGTGTTCAGCGTGTGGGGAAGATGTTTGGAATTCAATTGCTCCTATTTGACAAAATTAGCAATTTGTGGTATACTCGTTACAAGAGTGGAATAGTCGGTGGTCGCTCCATTTGGCGATAAGGGAACTCCCCCTTTCCGCTCTTTTTATATTTTCAGGAGAATAGAAAAGGAGAAGAAATGAAACGAATAGAAAAGTTTTTGGAATCCTGTGTGGGGAAAAAGATGTATAGAGAAGAAATTGGGGAATTTAGAAAAAGATTTTTTGAACTGGTTGAAAATAAGAATCGGATAAAAGTTGATTCTCGCAACACCGGAATAAACGCAATAAATTTATTTATAAAAGAAGATAAGTTATTGTTCGAAGTATTCAGCGTAAAAGATAGAACGAAGGAACTTGAAAAAAGAAATAAAAGATATTGGACTATTGTAAAATTGAATAGCCTAACCGAAAGAAGGTTCAGTAAGGAATATCACAAAAAAGAGATTAAGAAATTTCCATACGACAAAGAAAAATCGAGAGAATCTCGACTAAAAACATTTTTTGGATTAAGCGTGGAAGAGTACAACAAAATGTTGCATAGCCAAAATTATTCGTGTTCTATTTGCAGGGTTCCAGCGAAGAATTTTACGCAAAGTTTGGCGGTAGATCACAATCACGATACCAACCAAATTAGAGGGCTTCTTTGCACAAGATGTAATGTGTTGTTGGGTTATGCTCACGAGAGTACGGAATTGTTACAATCAGCCATTGATTATTTAATTTATTGGGGTGGCATCAATGCCTAATCAGTTTATTTCGGACATCATTACCGAAGAAGAAATCGCTAAATGGAAATTGGGCGATAGAATTCTAATTACCAGTCAAACCGGTTCTGGTAAGAGTCAGTGGGTTAAAGATATTCTCTATGAATATTGTGTACAAAACAATAAAAAAATCCTTCTTCTCAGCAATAGAGTTGCGTTGAAGGGGCAGAACGAAAAAGAACTGTCTGGAGTAAAAGAAGAAGTGATTAAAATTAAAAACTATCAGACCCTTGAAAGCAGTGTTCTATATGGAAATCAGCTAGATGATTTGTTTTCTAATTTTGATTACATCGTACTGGATGAAATACATTACTTGCTCTCCGACTCTGCTTTCAATGGGAATACTGATATTTTATTAAACTGTGTAAAGTTTCCTCAAAAAAACAAAATCTTCATTTTCATTACGGCAACCCCACAGGCAATTCTTCTCTACAATAAAAACTATGAACATAAATACGCGTTGGAACAAGATTATTCATTTATAGAAAAGGTTTATTTCTATAATAAAGATGAGATGGTTAATGCTATTATCACTAATATACCATCTAGCGAAAAGATACTCTATTTCGGCAATGCCTTAGACAGCCTTACTTTTTCGTTAGACATTCCCGATTCTAGTTTTATTTGTTCGGATAACAATAGAGAGTTTAAAAAAAGGTCTTCTCGCTCAACGATGGATGAGGTAGTAGAAACCAACGAGTTCTCAAACAGGGCGTTGTTCAGTACCAAGGTATTAGACAACGGTGTTAATATCATATCCCCAAATTTGAAACATATCATAATAGATATGTCTGACCCTGTTGATTTAATCCAGTGTCTTGGAAGAAAAAGAATTGCTCCTGATGAAAAAATATTTCTTTATATAAAAAATCAAAATAGAAGAGATATTTACTCTCGATTACAAATGGCTAGAAAGAGATTGGCTATATGGAGAGAATTTAATGATTTAAAAAAAGATAAATTTCAAAAGAAATACGCTCGCGAGCAGATTGACAATGTTATTATGAATGACGGTGAGATAAATTGGGCTAAGGTATTTCATGCTAAATACTTAGACTATATTTATTCTAAAATAATACAACCCAAGGATGGCAGCGGATATAGAAAAATTGTTTGCGGTGTTTTAGGAATAGATATAAAAACAACCCTGTTCGCGGAAGAATATTTTGAAAAGAAAAATCTTACTGATATATTAGAATCTTATGTTGATAGGCGTCTATATAAAAATGAGCAAGAAGAATTTAGAAACATGTTTTTTGAGAATATTTTTAGTATTAGAAAAAATATAAATATTCGTCATCGCGGTGTTAAGTCCATCGGTTCCATCATGGAAGAAGACAATTTACCTTTTACAATAGACAGTAGACAAGCAATGGAAAGGGGGGAGTTTAGAGGAAAGACGTATTGGACTCTAAAGAAAATATAATATCGTAATATTGGCATAGAAAACGACATTGACTCTTATAAGAGTTGATGTCGTTTTTTAATCCAGACTGAATTTGTCTGATTTATTATTCGATTTATCATCAACTAATTTCATATCATTTTACTCAACTTATGCCTGTAATTTGCCACGTTTGGCAAGCTATAGGCATATTTTATGTAAAATCGATGCTTCGCATTAGTTTTTAGAGACCATCAGGATAATGTTATTGTACATATATAGTTTATTTTTATTATTTTAGAGACAATGTGATTTGTCGAGAGAATATGATGATTGTTATTGTTACTAATTATATTCGATTATTTTAGTGGCTGAGTTGATATTATGTTGAATTATGTTATGTTATTGTTGAGATGATTTATTTTTGAGTTTTTAGAGTGATTCAAGGTGTGTTTACAAAAGTGCTAGAGGCGGTATGTTATTTCTGGGTGGGTCTGGTGTGTAAAATACCCCCGTCTATCTTGTGTTTATACCTGATAAGCACAAGGTAAAATCTGGACGATAATAGAATATCAGTGCATTATCTTACCGCGTGCTAGATTGGATTAAGGCCAGTGGTTGCTATCCATGCGGATTTCTTAACAGGCGAATAAGTATAGATGTATTCTAATTAGATAAACATCTAATTAAATAAAACAGATAACATTATATAGAATATAATTATTAAATTAATAATATAAATTTATAATCTGTTTCTCTACGTCTCTCTCTCTCTACCATCTTAAATAAAAAATACCCTCCATCGATGGAGGGTATTTTTTAAGGTTATTATCTGGTCAAATTGGGGCCGATATAATAACCTTGTGGTGAGTCAATCCGATTGATTCTCACCTCCCGTCTTAGAACCTCCGTTAATCCTACCGCCCGCGCTATTGCTTCGTGGTGCGTGAGGTTGTACCATGTGGTAGTTATTTCGACTTCTTCCCACTGTCTGGGAGGGTCAGATTGTATCCGTACTTCGTAACTATAGATTAAAATTGGTAGATTCATTTTTTCATCCTCCGATCAGATTAGGTATAGTTTACCGTCAATTTTGACGCTGACGGCCTCTTGCGATAGTGCAAGTTTCAATTCTTTAGCAAGATCATAAACCCGTTCAATATGTGACAGGTCTAAACATGAGGATGTTACAATCTTTACCGCTTCCTGGATTAATCCTTTTTCCTCCGAATTCCAGCAACCGAATCCCTCTGTGATGGTACAGCCGCCAAAAAGGGTACTAAACTCTCGCACGATTTCCTTTGTCCAGTATTGAGTATTCGCTGGAGTATCTCCGTTAATCGTAGTAGGAACATATACAGCGATTTCGTGAACAAGCACAAACAAGGATTCGAACGGGTTTACTTTTGGCGGGTTGTGATACAGGCCGGGGCCGGGTACTTTTGCGTCTTGTGAGTCGAGAATATCGTTGTCCTCTGCGAAGGCTGCGTACGGGTCAAGCGTGGATTGATTAAAGTTTTGTATCATTGTAAAATCTCCTATTGTCTGAACGTCTTATTGAAAAGGCCATTGATTACCAGTGATAGCAGTCCGTTATCATACTGGTATTGTACGGTTAACGCGGCTATGATTTCGGCTAAAATTTCAGCCTTGTTATGGGATGCGAAATTTACAGGATTAATCAAGATTGTGTTACTATCCTTGTCTATCAGAATTTCAACGTTTTGACTCGTTAATCCTACATTTTCGGGACCTTCTATTTTAGCGAGGTCTCTAATTTGTGCCATATATCTGGCAAGCGTTTTAATTTCCCACGCAAAACGCCGCGCGTCTTTTTTGGTGTAGCCGTCAAGTATGATTGTCATGGGATTCTCACGTGTGAATCGAGTATTCGAATGTTTCTGGGGCTTGGTGATTCCCATGTGCAAGGAATCCCCCATTATAGATGAGCCGATTCTGTTCGTCCGTGATACTCCAGTAGTAGCTGGTTGGGCGGTCATTGCTGGGGCATTCGTCAAATGAGACGTTAACCGTAATTAGGTTTCCATCGCTGTAGGATTCTGCGATTCCAGTCAGGCGGGCGATTAAATCAAGAGGCTTGTTTGTCACGTCGTCGCGTTGTTGATCGGATTCGAGTTTCGAGGAAACATAAAATCCTTCATAGCTGGATTCTTGGTAGTTGATTTTTACCTGTGGGCGATATTTCCTATCCCAGTTGTAAAGGGATTCTGTGAGGTCAATTTCCATACCTGGCCGGTTAAAATTCGCGTCATTAAATAAGCGGTCAAGGTATGGAATAATCTCACGGGCCGGGAAGGTAAAATAATCGTGTACGTCTTTCCGTCCGTCCGTGTTAACACAGCGAATCCCCGAAGGATAGAATTTAAGAAGATATAAGCCGTCATCAAAGTACGGGCTGTACTTCTCATTTCCAGCAACGATGTTTTCAATTTGGGGGAATTCGTCACGGGTAATAATATAGTGTGTCGCCGAATCATCTGGGACGATTCCAGATTCTGGCGTTTTGCGGGTCATAGCGATTCGTAACCCATTATCACCAGTGCGAATAAGTTTTAACGTTTTCAAGTTTGTAATCATTTTTTTACTCCTCGCTAAATTCCGGGATGTTATCCGGTTGGGGGTTTACTTACTGGACGCGTTCGCGCGTCTGGTTGTACTGTTGGCGTGTTTGGCAGGGTCATAGGCCGCAAGGATTTTGGCGTAGTTTTGCCAAACGTTAAAAATACTGCATCCTTCCATCGCCCACGTTTCTGCTGGGTCGTTTTCCAGTCGCTCCTCGTTATACCATTTTACCCATTCGGGCGTTTGTAATCCGTAGGTAGTTTTATGGTATCCTCGTTCGCCCCATTTTACGATTCCCACCTCTGCGCATAATTCGCCTTTGGCGTTTCGAGTCTGGGTTGACTCAAGGTATACAATTATCATTTCGGGGTGGTGCGGTTGTTTTGTCATTGCTTATTTACTCCTCACTAAATTCCAGTAGTATATACCTGGTTGGGGTTGGGTTGCTATTATCCTATTCGCCATTTTGCGTCTTGGGGTATCGCGCTTCTGGTTTTAGCGAGTCATTTCGGCTCGTGAGGTGATACGCTTCCTCGTAGTGTGCGACCTTTCGCAAGTGATACGCTTCGGGCGTTTCGGTTATATCTTCCCCTCGTGCGGCGTCAAATGGTGCGGGCGTTTCCCCTCGTTCGTTTCACTGCCCCTCATGGGGCGGATTATAAAGGATTGCGAGTCAAAAGTCAAGGAAAAAACAGTATTAAAACACGGGTTTTTATAACGAGTTTTTGTCAGTTTTTCAGGTAAACATACCTATATAATGAAGCAAGGATAGTTTACTCTCATTTTATAAAATCACGGTATAATATAATACGATAATATTAGTCTAATTAATCCTTCGATAATATCACGTGAATTAATGAAAAATCAGAATTCTAGGTAACAGGTCAAGCGGGATAGTTCACAGGTCTAACAGATTGAATTAACACAATAAAATCAAATAATAAAATCCTTTTGTTTTATCCCTTCATCTTATTGCAGGATATTATACAATTTAAGAATCTTAGGTAACAGCTTTATAATTTTGGTTCACCGAAGATGGTGAATCGAGTTTTCAGGGATTCTCATTTTACCCTTGCGTTAATTGACGTTCTATGTATAATCAAGGCATATTCTAATTCAGATAAAAGGAGTCCACAATGACAAAACGATATTACATAAAATTTAAGTCCGGCTGGTTGGAAGTAACACGAGCGGAATACCGAGTCTACCGGCGACGTTATACTGCCCGGATAGCGTATGAGGTAAAACAATAATTAAAAAACTCTTCCCACTGGCAATATTCTGGTTAATCGTTTACTGCGGATTATGGGCGTTTTGCCCGTCTGTTTTTTCGCCTGCCGCTATCTTGGCGGCTATTTGAAAAGAGGATAAAATGACACAGACATATAGCAATCCAGAACACAAGTCCGACCCTCATTCACTGCCTGATATAGAGGTGTTTTACAAGGAATCTGGGGTAAATTGGCAAGACGGTGAATATCAGCCCATCCCCGCCGGGTGGTACTGGTGGGCATGTTTTCCCGGTTGCCTGCCGGATAGTGATCCGATAGGCCCGTTTGACACAGAAAGCGCGGCTATCGAGGATTCACAATTGAATAACGGCTGAGGTCAAGTAACAGAACCTATATTCTAATTTAGATAAAAGGAGTCTAAAATGTCATACAAGCCGCAAGTTAAAGTCAGTGGTGAAACTTCCTTTAATGGCAACGGGCAAGTGTTCGCAAGCCGTCAAGAAGCAGAAGAATCCGCCCTCGCCCTCATGGATCGCTGGTTCGCGGTAACAGAATACCGAGTCGTTGAATCGGATGAGCCGGTCAATTATAAACACGTTGACGGTAAAGATATTCGTCTGTAACAACCCGCTTAACAAACTTCCCCGCCTCGATCAGGCGGGGATTTTTTATTTTCTGGTAACAGAGTCAAGGTGGCGAAGCTCGCAAGCGGTACGCTTGCCACAGAACAGCATAACAGGTCAGGATCAGCCGTTCAAGGGGGTAAAACGGTTCACAGGAGG